TTCTTAAGAGCATTGATATCATTATCAGCTGTACCAACTCTACCTTGAGATTTTAACAATCTCTCAGCATTGAATTGGTTTTCAGAAGGAACAATCATTTTCATTCCTCTAGCTGCGATTTTAAGACCTCTTTCATCAGTTAGTGCAGCAATGTCAATCAATGCTTGCTCTAGTGATGTTTCGTTAAGATCTGCCTGTGTAGTTAACGTGTTTGAAAAAGTACCAGCGATTGTTGGGTGTGCTGTATTGAACAAAGACACGGCATCGCCAGAATCATAGTTATCTGTAGTAGGTAACCCTTGATTCAAAGGCACTGCGGCTTTGATCTGTTTAGCATTTGCCATCGATCTCGCTAGCGCTTTTGTATAACGAGACGAAAGTCTGTCATACAAGTTGTCTTCCATTGCTTCTTCAGTCAAAGCGAATGCAAGAGCCACTGTTTCGTTAGTGTATCTTGCAGTAAATGTTTCTTGTGCATTGTCATATGCAACAGCCGAACCCTCAGGTTTGACATATGCATTAGCAAAGCCAGATAACATTACTTCTTCTTCAAAAGCTCTGTCAGATGATTCAGTAACATAAATTTCTTTATGCTCCTGGTCATATCTTTTGTATTCCAAGCCGAATAGTGCATTCAAACCTGGCTCTAGTTCTTTAACTAGTTGTTGTCGTGATATTGCCATAATTTATTTACTCCTATTAAGCCGCACCGGCAGTTCCAGAACCAAATAAATGTTCACAAATCTGAACACGCCAATTTACATTAGCTGCTCCGATTTCGTCATTTTCTGGGTCTCTAGAGACACCGATAACTTTAAGTTGTGCTGGACCTGCTCCAAAAGTATCTGCAGATTCAGCGGTTGATAATCCGTCTCGAGTTCTACCACCATTCGAAGCAAGATCACAAGTCATGTAAATGTCTGCTTGAGCAGAAGCACCTGCAGCAGCTGATTGAATTTCAAACATCTGCATTGGGCTGTCATAAACAAAACCCTCGATATCTTTACTTGAAGGAGGTGTTACACTCCCAGGATAGTAGTTCTTAAACGTAGGTTTTAGTGTAGTCGGATCAACATAAAAACATCCCCAGAAAGCACCCACATTTAAAACGTCAGTGAGACCAGCAATATCAATATATCCAGTAGTAGTTGCGCTTACTAGAGAACCTTGATACATCGCGCTGGCTTCACCGGCATCAATCCAATGTGAACTGAATCCAGTAGAGTCATCTTGTTGTCCAACTGTCTTTAACGGTCTAAGACCGAAAGCGGCATCTTTATTTGCCATAGTTGTTTCCTCCGTTGTCACCTGTCCCGAAGGACCTCCAGTGACGGTTAATTTAAATTCGTTGATTAGTAATTGTTAAAAAACTCTTACTTACCACCGAAAGATTTGCTAGAGCGGCTATCATAGCTGATAGGCATGCTCGGGTGCTGTTCCTTCAGTAAATCGGTTTTGAGAGCATCATCTCGTTCTTTAGCTTTGTCGCTATAGTACTTCTGACGTGCCTCGGCGATCTCGTCTGGTATTCTGGCCAGCAACAGACCTCCAACTCCAATCACTCCCTTGTGTTTGCCGTCTTGTATAATTGGATAATCTGTGTCTTTGTACTCTGACGCCATAACTAAAACATATCCTGATCTTAATTTACCAGCAATATTTTTAGTGTCATCAAAGCCTAAACTTTCAGCTCTTATCCATCTATGTCGAAATCCATCCGGCGCAGGTGGTGAATCTAAAGCATTCGGTTGTGTCCAAACAACAGGTCGCTTTGTAGCTTCCCTTGTTTCTGACGCGCGAGAGTCTTTTTTAACTTCATCTGTAACTTTTTTAGTTTCAGTTTTAGTTTTTATCATATGCATTTACTCCTCTACTACGTTTAATTGTTTAGCATATTCTTCAAGTGGCACATTCAATTTTTTAGCAATTGCTACCTGTGATGATGTGAGTGTCACAGTTTTGCGACCAGTACCTCTTTTAACGTTTCGCGTAGCTGACGCTACAGTTTGTGTAGGTTTAGTCGTTTGTTCTGTTACATTACCAAATTTATGGGGAAATTCAAGTTTTATTCTTCTATCTAATTCTCCATAATAATCCTCAGATTGAGGATCATAGCCCTCCTCTTCAACCAATTTTTTGTGCATATCAAAAGCAGTATAAGTCATGGCATTATCGCTGCCAAACCACTGATTTTTCCCTGCCCATTCAGTTGCTCTTGCATCTGGTTTTGGTCTTTGAGGATCTTGTTGAATATTAGTTTGTTGATTTAATTCACTCTTCTCTTTAGGTTTTCTAGCTTCTTGATTAACCTTCATTTCAGCCAGTCTTGCTTCTTCATAACCAAGTTTAGCAATTTCTTTTTGTGCATCAACTTCGTCGTTTATATTTCCAGCTTCTCTTGCAGTCGTTAATTTTCCTTTAGCTGCTTCAAGACTTGAAGTGATTCGACTCTCCATTTCAGATACATATCCTGTATCTAATTTAGACAATCTCTCTTTTAAAGTTTTTTGTTCTCCAATAACTGTACGAGCATAACGTGTTGCTTCATCTCTTTGACGTTCAGATTCACGCATACGTTTAGTAAGTTTGGCGATTCTTTTTTTAACGCCTTCCCCATACTCTTCGAGTTCTTTTGCTTCTTCTTTAGGTGCTTCTTCTTTAGGTGCTTCTTCTTTAGGTGCTTCTTGTATAAGTTCTTTAGGTGCTTCTTCTTTAGGTGCTTCTTCTTTTACTTCTACTTCACCTTCCGGTTTGACTTCAGGAACCGCTACTTCTTGTGCTCCTTCTGTAACCTTTTCTTCAGGTAAAGTAACTTCCACATCAGGTCCATCTGATGGCAAGTCTATCATGTTATCTTTTTCTACGTTTGGCATAGTTTCTCCCTATGGTTAATATTCATGCAAGATATCCTCTGGATTCTTGATGGTTGCTAAAACTTCATCGTCGTTCAGCAAACGAACTTCACCGCCTTCTATTTTTATTCTAGAGCCTGCATAACGTGCAAACATTACCCAGTCTCCTACTTTACACCATGGTCCTTTAGGAAATCTTTCCTTATCTTGATAGGCATGGGGTCCTACTGCTAATACATTTCCACATTGAGAAGCAACTTGTTGTTTCTCAAGAGTAGTTTCACCCATAATAATTCCACCTTTTGTTTTTTGATTCATTTTAAAAGGTAAAATTAATATTCTCCAACCTGTTGGTTGAGGTAATTTTGTTGACTCTTCAGTTACTTTTTCTGGTTTGGATTTTTTTACACCAACAAGATCATTGTTTGGTGTTAATATCGATGACTGTTCCTGTGTTTTCATTTTCTTGTGGCTCCTTGTCCGTTAGCAGGGTAGAGATTTCCTGTAAAATTCCTTCGTAAGCACGAAGCTGTCCTACCATATATTGGTATTTTTCATGGTTGTCAACCTGTCCATTTAATAAAAAGGTTTGCACATTTTTTTGTGTTTCTTCAACTTGTTTTTTGAGTCTGTAAATTAAATTTACGCCGTCCATTATTTTTTAGTTTTGACTGATACTCCTCCACTAGGATAACCAAATTTATTATTACCTAATACCGGTTTGTAACCAGATACTTTAGTTAAACCACCCCCTGCATGAAAACTTCTTAATGTTTTTGCAAGAGAGGCTTGTTTCTTGGTTCTAGTTGAAGCGTCACTTCCTTTCTTTAAAACTTTATTTGCATAAGCACCAACAGACATGTCAGCAGCTTTAGCTTTTTTTGTAAAGGCTCCAGGTCTTTTAATAGCGCCTTGAATCCAGTCACCACTTTTATATCCTTTACGAACTTTAGTAGCTCCCGGTTTCTTTGCTGTACTTCTAAAAAATTCTGGCATTATTTTTTTCCTCCTCCTCTAAATATTTGCGTCCCCTTTATACCAAAAATGCTGGCACATACAAGTATCCATAAATTTGTAAACCATGAAGGAAGTGCTTTGAAATGTTCGAAGAAAAGATTTATCTTGGTCATAGCCGCCGGATCATCTGACCAGACTCCCCAGGCAAGCACCAAAATGGGCAATGTGAGAATCGCTAAAACGACCTCGTCCTTATAATCTTTGTCTCTAGATTCTAAAAGTTTGCCCTGGTAAGCTTCCTCACCTCGGGCCATCTTAGATGCATGCATATGTTGTGCATCAGCCATAGCCATCTTTGTCTCTTGACGTTTTTTGTAAATGTGAGTTCCAGCGTTAAG